ACCTCATCGTGAATCCAGGCCACCTGATGTACGCGGTCCCGGATGCCCGCAGCCTTCAGCCCTAGGTCAACCTCAACGAGCCAGCGCTTGGAGACCAAGGCACCAGCGGATTGGAGTAGGGTGTTCAGTGCGGAGTGGGCAGAGCGGACGTGGAGTTGCCGACCATCAAGGCCAATGAGAACCCCAGCAGACTTGGCCTTGGCCTGCACAGCATCGATGAGGCTCTTTAGAGCGGGGAGGGAGGCCAGGAACTTGTTGCGGAGCTTGGTTCCTTCAGCGCGCCCTTTACCCACGATGGACCCAATCTTCTCCACACCGGCCCCGTAGAGGAACCCGTAGATGAAGGTCTTGGCGTTGGCCCGTGTGGGCAGCCCTGCAGCCTCTTGGTTGGCCGTGTGGATGTCCCCGTTAAGCAGGACCTCACCGTAGGCGCCACCGTCCCAGCGGGCCATGTAGTGTGCCAAACAGCGGAGTTCGATACCTGAGAGGTCAGTGCCCACCAGCTTGAGGCCGGGGGTTGCACGGAACAGGGCACGGCTCTCGCCACCGAAGGGAGCACCTACGCTAGGCACTTGAGCCACGTTAGGCTTGCTGTGGGTGGCCCGACCAGTGACCGCGCCGTTTGTCATCACAGACCCGTGGATGCGCCCGTTCTTCTCGTGACGGAGCCATGCTTCCTTGCCCTCAGCCAACTGCCCCAGCCGCTTGCCAATCATCAGGTAGCGTTGGAGCACCTCAGCTTCCTTGTAGGGCAGCTTTGCTAGGACCTCTTCGTCAACCGTGGGCTTCCCGTCCTTACCGAACTCCAGCGGCTTCCATCCGTAGAGGCGCTTCAGCCAGAGAGCGATGTGGTCCCGGCTCGTGGGGTTGAACTCGGTGAGCTTGATCTTCTGGAAGGGAACATCCGGCTCATAGCCCCGCTTCTTGTCAGCACGCTTCGGGATGAACACCTTGCCATCGCGCATCCACATTGGCTTGAAGACTTCGGTGAGCTCCTCTTCCATCTTGAGCTTCTCCTTGACCAACGTAGCCAGCAGCTTGGCGGCCCCGTCCTTGTCGAAAGAGAACCCACGGCGCTCCTGTGCGGTGATGATCCAGGCCACCTGATGCTCCAGTTCGATAGCCATCTGGGAATAGTTCTTCCCCTCCAGCTTCTTGAACAGGGCCTCGGTTACATCCGTATCGCCACAGCAGTAGTCCTCCATCGGCATGTTCCAGCACTCCCACGGGTCCAAGCCCTTAGCCTTCATCTCAGCCGAGTAGTCCCCCTTATGGAGCCCCAGACGGTGACCCCAGGCCTCCAACGATTGGCGCTTACGGAGATTGCCGGGGAGCTTGCCCTTCTCGTAGAGGGCCGTATCGATGTCCCAGAGGTCCGGGTAGATGAGGCGGGCCATTACCAGCGTATCGAGGACCTTGGATTCATCCAGAGTGAACCCGGGGTAGAGCTTCTGGATAACCGGGTAGTCAAACGAAATCCAATTGTGACCCACCACGAGGTCCGCCTTCTGCAGCAGGGCGAGGCCCTCTTCGATGCTGCGGCCCCCATGCAGGTGGTTGAAGCGGTGATGTTGTCTTGTGTCGAGGTCCTTGAGGACCAAGCAATGAATGGTGGTTACCTTGTCCAGGAACCCATTCGATTCGATGTCAGCGATGAACCTCATTTGACATCCCAGAGATGGCGGCCAATATCAAAGACCACCTTCTTGTGCATGTCAGTCATTACCGCTGCCCGGTCCCGCGCTGTGTACAGGGCCATGTTAGAGACGAAGTACTTTAGGCTTGTCTCCCCGAATTCGGTTGTGTTGCTGCGGACCATCACGTGGAGGCCATCCCGCTGGACATCGTTAACTGCTCGGCACTCGGCAGCCAGTTGCAGTACACGGATGTTGCGGTCCATATACAGAGTCTCAGGGGGCTCGGCCATGCTGTAACGCTGCCCACTCGCTTGCTTCAGGTACTCGTTCTCGCCCTTCAGCTTCAGGTACTGCATTTCCAGCCATGCTTCACGCGGAGTCATCTCCAGCGGGTTGTCATCGAATCGCATACGCTCTCCCTATCGAGTAGCTTTAGAAAATGAAAAGGGCCACCCGAAGGCAGCCCTTGTGTACTTGCTTGTGTGTTACTTAGCTCAGGAACAAGTCCCGCTCTGCTTTCCTGCGTCTGGTCAGCCCAGCGAGAACCTTCCCGCCAGCCTTATCCCATCTCAGGAACTCTTCCGCTGCCCCTTTGATGTCCCCAGCGTTGAGCTTCTTGAGCAGCGTGGAGCTACCCAGATTGCCCAGCCCGAGGTTGAACGAGAAGTCCACCAAGGCATCGAACTGGTTCTGGTTGAGGGGAACCTTAACCAACTTGTTCACTCCGTCCTCAAAGCGAGCGATGTCTTGCATGAGCAAGGAGTCCGCCTGTGCTTGGGTGATAACTACTCCCATGCGGTTGACGATTGAGCCCGTGTGGCCGTAGCCAATGGTCCATACACCCACTGAGTCTTGATACGCGGTCAGCTTGCACCCCTCGAATTGCTTCGTGAGTGCCAAGCCGTTCTTGCTGTATGTGAAGTTCAATCTAGTTTCGGTTGGTAGTAGTTGAAGCCTTCGAGTTGGTAGACCACTTCCACAATCTGGTACTGGTCTACGCTCACGGCTGGGTTGTCACGGACCGCCTTCGCAATGTGGGCAGTAGCCATAGCGCGGGTGGTCCACGGGCCCGCTACGGTTTGCTCACGGTGCCGCACGGTCCACTGGCTAATCTTCTGTTTCATCTAGGGTGCTCAGAAAGGTGCGTCTTCGTCCCAATGGGACTTCTTGCCCTGGGTCTCGTCTTCGAATGGGTTGCCATCAATCGGGAATAACATGCCAGTCTCGGCCGTGTACCCTAAGTAGAGGACCTTCCCGGTAGCCTGACCTGTGTAGCGGTCCTTGAGTCCTCGGAGGGTGGTCACCTGCTGGAGCCGCTCTTCCTCAGCCTGCTGGTCGCGCTCTAGGCCGAAGAGGTAGTGCGCCCAGAAGCCAATTGCACGGGAGCCCTTGAAGTGGCGGATGGTTACCCGGCCACCTTCCTCGTGGCTCTTGCCCTTCTCGGGGGTGGTCAAGTGGGACACGAAGATGATGATGATGTTGAGCTCCTTAGCGAGCCCTGCCATCTCTTTCATGATCTGCTCAAGGCTGCCCTTCTCATCAGCGGTGTCCGCCATCGCCGTGAGGTGGTCGATGTAGATAATGCGGATGCCATCGGAGACAGCCATGAACCGCACCTTGGCCTTCACAACATCCCACTCGGTCTCCCCAAAGGAGTCGTATAGAAGCAGCAGGTCTTCGTGCTCCAGCTTGTCAGCGGCCTCATCTAGTTCCTCCTGCGTCCACCCAGCGTTGGGTACGTGAAACCGCTTGCCGCACATCTTCCCTGCCACCCGCCGCACTGTTTCATCAGGCTGCTGCTCCAAGAAGATGGTGCCCACCCGCTGCTTGAGTACGTTGATGTCGTAATCAATCTGTTGGGTGAGGAAGTCGGTCTTGCCTACTCCAGTACCTGCACCAACCCCATAAATTTCCCCATAGCGGCGGCCGTAGGTCCACTCAGTGAGCTCGGGGAGGAACCAGGGGAGGCCCATAACCACCGGGGTGCGGAGCTTCTCGCGGAGGTCCCCGATGCGCACAAGGCCATCAGGGCGGTACGTCTTGGCACCCCATACAGCATCGATGACTTCGGAACCCCTACCTGCCAGCAGCATCTCGTTCGGGTCCTTGAAGCCGTTCGGGAGGCTGGCCACCTTGCACTTGCCGGGAGTGAACAGTGGGGCACATTCGGCTACCGCTGCTTGCCCCGGTTCGTCCATATCGAACAGCAACACAATTTCCTCGAACTGCTCAAGCCACTCAAGGTGCTTCTGCAGGGACTTCTTGGCCCCCTGTGCCCCATTAGGTACGGAGACAACAGGCCACTTGTTGCCTTGGAGCTGGGAGACGGTCATGCAGTCAATCTCGCCTTCCGTTACCACCACCTTCTTGCCGCCATCCCTCCAGAGTTGCTGACCGAAGAGGCCAGCGTTCTTGAAGTCTCCGAGCGTGACAAAGTTCTTGTCAGCGTCCCGCATCTTCTGGGCAACCATCTGCTGCCCATCAAAGTACGGCGCCAGTTGAACCGTGTTGCCCTTACTGCTGGTCCCCACGGTGTACCCGAACTTCCTACAGGTTTCCTCGCTGAGCTTGCGCTTGCTGAGGGCCTTTACTTCTCCATCCAGAATCAGGTCTTTTGCCATTGGCTTCCTTGGGGTGTGTTCTACAGCCCCATCTTCGGAGCCCCTCTCGCGGTGCTTACAGACGAAGCAGTACGCGTGGTTATCGGTGTATCGAGCGAGCCCGTCCGAGCTACCACAGGAAGGGCACGGCTCATGTTGGAGGAACTCGCTTTCAGTCATCAGCGGTCGTAGGCCTCTTCAGCCACATCGAGGTCCTCTTGAAGGGCGTGAAGGGTCTGCTCAGCGTGCTCAAGCATCTGCGAGAAAATCCAGGTATCCCCGCCTTCCTCCGCAGCTTCACGGATGGATGCCTTCAGGTCCTCTACTTCCCACTCCGCTTCAACGATGGAGTCTTCGAGTTCGGAGATGTATGTAGCTTGGGAGTTGGTCATTCCAGTACCCCTTGGTTCTTCAGTTGGCTGTACGTGCGGAACCCAATGGTTGTCGAGTAGCCGCGTTGGGTGTCACGGGATGTCTTAGGCTTCTTCAGGAGGGCCTCCCAGATGCGCACACTGAGGTCCGTGGGGACCGTGAGTTCAATGGCGTCTTCGAATGCGGTACGGAGGGTGGTCATTAGATGACCTCCAGTTCATGGGCATCGAAGCGCCCCACGTCGCCGTCCAGGTTGTCCAGCGCCACCCGCACAGGCCACCCGTAGCTGTCGATGCTGATGACCGTTCCCAGCGCCTCTTCCAGACTCAGGCGGGAGCGAACCCGAGCGCCCACCTTCAGTTCCTTCTTGGGGGCCTCTGCGGGGGCCAGGGTGAGTTCTTCAGCGAGGTAGAGTGAGGCGCGCTCTTCCCCATCAACCAGCGCACGGCAGGGGTACGGACCGTCTGTGTAGACTTTGACCACAGCAGCCGTCTTGCCCTTTCGTTCTGGGTAGTAGTTGCCTACGACCAGTACGCGGTCACCCACGTTGAATTGCGGAACCACCGCTTCGACCTTCTCTTCACCCAGCACATAGCGCGCATAGGTCTTCCCGTTCGGGTCCTTCTTCATCTCCGTTTCGATGGGCATACCACGCTTGCGGAGCGTATCGATGGCCGTAGCCAACCGGAAGATGCCGAAGTTGCTCAGGGCTTCCAGCGGGGTGATGCTGCGGCCCGACTCCAGATAAGCCTGGATGTTCTGGATGCCCGATTTCTTCTTGAACACGTTGTTGCTGACTGACTTGCTCATGGTCTGATCCTTAGATGAGGTGGAAGTACAGCGCGAAGTTCGCTGCTGTGGTGACACATACGAGGGCTACGATGAAGAGACCCTCGCGCTCAGTGATGGGGCGGCTCATTTGGATTGAACGCAGATGAAGCGAGCGTCTTTAAGGGTGTTCTTTACAAGGGCCTGCGACTTATCGCCAGCAGCCACACAGGCAGCCTCAGTGGCAAAGCCGGGGACGCTGGTGAGGGCCACGCTGTCTCCCTTGGAAAACGAGCCTGCGTACAGGAACAAAACGAGAATGAATGACAAGTGGAACTCCTTGAATATGTGTATCCCTGCCCAGCGAGGGCATCGGGACCGCCTAGAGAGGACTTAGTAGGTGAAGGAAGTGCGGATGTACGGCTGGTCGAACAGCTTGCGGAGCTCCTCGCTCAGCCATGCTTTAAAGCGGGTGAACATATCCAGACTCCTGGAGGAACTGCTTGACCGAGAACTGCGGGCAGCTTGTGGTGGCGTTAGGGAGGTCCCTATGCCCCACTACGATTGCCTGCGGGAACTGCGTGTGGAGATACGTTAGGAGAGTCAGAAGGTTCTCCCGCTGGTCCTTCGTGAAGTTGTCTGCGGGGCTGCCTTCCTGGTCCATACCGCCAGCCAAGCAGATGCCGATGGATTGACTATCGAATCCCGGAGCGTGGGCACCGATTTGGTCCAGTGAGCGGCCCGTTTCGATGTTCCCCTTGCGGTCTAGGATGAAGTGATAGCCGACCCACAGGCGCCCTTTAAGGCGATGCTGGCGTTCGATGAAAGCCTTGTTGACTTTCTGCCTTGGTTTTGTATTTGAACTGTGGATAACAATGTAGACCACAGATTCAGTGGTCAGCGAGGCCATCAGTGAAGCGTGTCCAAGTCAGCGGGTTCAACACCCACGAATTCGAGAGCCTCCCAGAGGTCGTGCGCCGTGCTGTGAATCTCTTCCGAGATGTTCCCGATGCTGGACAAGAAGCACGCTTCGTACAGGATGCTCAGGAGTTGGCCCGCTTGCTCTGCATCGAGGGTCAGCTTGATGTTGCCGTTCTTGGTGCTTTCTGCTTTCATTTGATTTCCTTTAGCCAAGCCTCTGGAATCCACTTATCGGAATAGAGGAATCCATTTTTCTCACACCACATGGCGTAAGTTGTCTTGGAGGTCTTGGAGATGGTTGATTTGGAGCGACTGAACACAAAGCGGATGTCTAAATCCGGGTTCTGTGCCTTTACTAGGAGGTGCTTCTTGCGGTCTGCGGTCTCAAATTTTCCCTTGGTCTCGATGTAGATACCATTGGGAAGCCGGAAATCGGGAGTGTACTTATGGGGAGTCGCTGGAGTGACGTAGTGAATCTTCTCCTCCTCATAGGCCGCTTCGATTCCCGCTTGCTTCAACTGGTCCGCTACCGCTTCCTCAAGTCCACTTCGATAGGCTGCTTCGAGGTGGCGCACTGCGTAGGCGTTACGCGGCATGGCGAGCCCCCTTCGAGGAGTTGGCGGCCTGCGGAATCACTCTCCAGTTCTTATGCCAGTGGAGACCTCGGACACTCTTTCCCTTCCCAGGGATGATGTGGTCAACACTGAAGCGTGCTCCAGCGAGCTTCGTTAGGCGCTCGGAGAGGTCGTGTGCTTCTACCCACGCCAACTCATCGAGTTCCCCATACCAACTGGGGACCTGCGAGGCTTCCCAGCGCCTGCGCTTGGTGACGTAGCTCACAGGGTTCTTGGCTTCCCAGTCGATTCGCCAAGCGTGTTGGCGTTCTGGGTTTGAGAGGCGCACCTTGCGTGCGTCCGAGATGCAGCAGGTCTTACATTTGTTCAGCGTTCCGTCCTTCATCATTGGGTGAGCGTAGAACTCACCCTTTGCCTTCTCAACGGAACACCGGATGCACCGCTTAAAACTCGATGTCATCGTCCGCGCTGTCTACTGCACCCTTCGTGCTGCCTGCAGTTTCTTCCGGGAACTCTTCATCGCTGCTCGCTTCGTAGCCAGCTTCTGCGCCAAAGCCGAAGCTCGATGCGCTGCGCGAACCCTCAGATACGAGGTCGATAACCTGCACCGCCTGCAAGCGGAGGCTGAGGCCTGCTGCCCCCGTGCCCGGAATAAAGTACGGGCTCGCTTGGAACGAGACCTTTCCGATTGTGCCGCCCCAGATGTTCGGAACGTTCTTCAGAACCGTGCCCTTAGCATCGAACACCGAGGGCTTCCGCGTCCACGCATCACCCTTCTTGTTCTTGCCGCTCGCGGTCATCTTGAATTTGAAGATGAGGTTGCCGGTGGGCTCTTCCGTGTCCTTATCGTACTCGGTGGAGAAGAGGTCATTGCGCGTGACTTCTTTGAGCTTCTTACGGCTGCCAATCGGGAGCTTCTCGAATTCCTCTTCAGCAGCTTCGATGGCCTTCTCGTATTCCTTGGTCAGCTTGTCGATGAGCGGCTGCGCTTCGTCTTCCGTCAGCACAAGGCTAACCTTGTATTCACCTGCGGGCTTCGGGAACTTCTCGTTGCCGTAATCGGGCTTCGAGAGGGCCGGGAACTGGAACGTGCCTGCGGGGGTCGTGCCTTGGAAAATCTTGGGTTTCTTATCGGTTGCCATTTAGATGCCTTGGTTGGTGAGGTTGAACATGCGTTGCTCTTGGTCCACGTTGATGCCCTCATTGAGCATCGTGTGGAGCAGCGGTTGGGGGAGTGCGCGGGCTGCTGCCCAGTGGGCTTCTGCTTGGCAGATGAGGTAGTCGTGGTAGGTCATTCCTGGTATGCCTCTTTGTAGGCCGCATCAAAGATGGGGTCCAGTAGGGTGTTCACAGCTCTCTGGGTTAGCTCGAAGGTCGTGAGGCTAGCGATGCGGCCATGCGAACCCATCGCAGCTTCTGCAACCTGAAACGGACGGTTAGCTACAGCACCCAGAGCCATCAACTCTTCGCGGGTGTTGACCTTGATGTGGAACACGCGGGGCTGGAACTGCGGCTTCTGTGCCTCTTTCAGTTCAGCCTTAAGCTGTTCGATGGACTGCTCGTGGTTGCAGATGTACTGCTCATGCGCGGCAATCGACTGCTTGATTGCAGTGATTTTCAGTTCGTTCATGCTTGGTCTCCTTGGGGTTCTTGTTCAGCGGCTTCGAGTTCCAGTGCGAGGACCGAGCGGTACTCATAGAGAGCATCGATTTGGCCGTCCACGCGCTGCAGTTCTTGCAAGATGCCGGTAATGAGCGGTTCGTTCACTTCAGTTCACCTTTAACGTAATCGCGGAGGGCCTTGGTCTCCCGCGTAAAGAACCCATCGGCATCCTTAGCCACCCTCGTGGCCTTGCTGATGAGTTCGCTTGGGTCCAACTTGAGCTCCTCGCAGATGACCGTGAAGAGCACCGCTACGCCAGCCACCTGCTTGTGTCGCGGGTAGCTTTGGATGGCCGATACGGCTGCGTATGCGGACTCCACGGCGTGGAAGGAGATGATTGAGTTGAGCTTGTCCTTGTCCATCAGTTGATGAGTCCTTGTGTGCGCAGCTCGAAGTCAGCCTTCATAGCCGCGAATGTCACGAAGCCATGCTTACGAGCAAAGCGGTTCAACTTGCGGGTGTGCTTCGCGCCTTCACGCTTGCCGCCTACGGTGGACAAGGTGCGGACTACTGCTACAGCTTTGGATTTCATGAGGTGGTCCTTGGGGGAAATTTGGGACAGCGGTTTGGTTCTGCGAGAGTGAGGGTTTAGACGCGGTTCGCTGCGAAGACAGCCCGAGCGAAGCCCATAGGGGTAGCGCTGCGGAAGTTCATGCGGTCCTCTCCGGGGGGCGCCATGTGGATGCGGTTGTCAGGAAGCCCCAGCGGTGTAGCCCACTGGCGCTCTGGCATGACGAAGCCATTACCCGACCAGAGGCAGGTGTTCTTCGTGTAGTTGTCCCCCGGGCACAGCGCGTTGAACTCCCAAGGGTGGAATGAGTGCTGTGGTTTCCCGAAGATTCCCGAGAAGCCGCTTACGGGGTTCTCGAAGAACCATGGCGCCCCCGAGAGTTCGCCAATCATTCGGCACTGCTCGGCCACGATGGCTGCCTTGGCTTGGAAGTACGGGTCCTTCTTGCGCTTCTCTTCCCACCAGCGGGCACCAGATACGGCCACATCAGTGCAGGGAGGGAAGCCAGCCACGAAGGCCAGGCGGTCTTGCCTTACGAGCTCTCTGATATAGGAGAGGGTCAGTGCGTCAGCAATCACAGCCCCGATGCGGGTCACTTGGCCCACCGTGGAGACTCCTCGGGGGTGCTGCGGGTCAACCAATACTGCGTGATAGCCCGCTGCCACCCACGGGTCCGTCATGTGCCCCGTGAGGTCACAGAGGGACAGGATGGTGTCTCTCATAGGTGTTCCTCTGAAAATGAAAAACCCCCATCCGAAGATGAGGGCCGTTTGGTTCTGCGAGAGTGAGGGTTTAGCCATTGCGCATCAGAAACACATACGCAAGTGGAACGCCTCAGGCAAAGAAATACTCCGATTGGAGGACCAAATTCAAATCCAGGTTGCCCATCGGGGGCAGTTCGGGAATCTCAGCGGCCAGCGCTTCAGGCAACTGGGCGACCAACTGAGCCTTGAAGTCTGCCAGCACATCTCCGCTGTACTGGTCCACGAACGCCTGACGGAGACAATCGCGGAGAGCCTCAGCGGAACCCGCATGGCTGCCATAGCTATCGTGAATCATTGCGAAGTCCGAGATGCCTGCATCAATACAGTAGGCCACCGTGCGCATCATGTGGGCCGCATCGAGGGAGTGGATGAAGTTCGGGGAGATGCCTGCAGATTGCTTACGGCCATCCAGCTTATCACCGTCGCTCTTCAGCATGAGCTGCACACGGACACCAGCAACCACCATGTCCAGGCGCTTGCCCACCTGTTCGCGGTAGCTCTGGAGCACCAGCAGACCACTCGGGGTATTCCAGTGGACCGGGAGGCCGTTGGACGCTGCCACGCGAGCGGCTTCCTTCAGCCAGTCCATAGCCAAGTGAGCGGCCACCACCACCTTACCGATGGCCTGATAGTTCGTGTTGGCGAGGTACTGACAATCCTTCAGGTCAGCGGCAACTTCAGCACCGTCAGCCTTCATCTTCTGGAAGACACCCTCAATCTGCTGACACATCCCACGCTTGGTGGCACCGTAAGGCGTGGTCATGGTGTTGGGCTTGGAGAGCTTGCGGGTCATCTTACCGGCCCACTTCTGGCCCATCTCGATGCCTTCGTCAGCGTCAGCCTGCATCAGCATGTTGGCGGCCTTCGCCACTTCACTGTAGATGTCACTCGGCTTATCGCTGGGGACCAAGCCAACCGCAGCGCCCCCCACTTCATCCCGAAGGAGGGCCGAGAAGTTCTGCAGGCCATTGCAGGCGCCATCCCACGAGCACGGGAGGTGGCTTACGAAGTCCTCTTGATCCTTACCGAGGTCCGTGTGCATCGTCAGGGCCAGCCACTCGTAGCAGAAGGCCAGGAACATGTACGGGCTGTCAGCATCGGCCCACCAGCGGGAACCATCCAGCGGGTTGATGGCGGCCTCCAGGATTTGGTCCTGATGGTCGATGACCCACTGCACCCGCTCATCGAAGGTGACCTTGTCGATGCCGAAGGTGTTGGCACCGTGGATGGCCAACCAGCGAGCACCATTGTCCCCCAGTGCTTTCCCTTCCGAGAACTGCAGGAGCGCCTTGTCGCTATCGGCACCCTGCGGGTTCAGGAAGGTAGCCACCGGGTACGCACGGCCACGCCAGTCCAGATTGTGAACGTAGTAGAAGGCTTCGATGTTTTCGAACTTCTCGGCCATCCACAGCTTGCTGGACATCGAGGCCCGCTTGGATGCTGCGCGGATGTTGCCCTCATACACCTGTGCTGCCTGCTTCTTCCACGCCTTGAGCTCCTCCGGGTCAGGCGTATCGAGGTCAAAGGTCTTCGTAGGGAGGGGCATCGGGTCCCGGTGGGGCAGCTTACCGAGGCGGCCACCGTTGTCCCAGACTTCCTTCATCACATGCAGGATGGCCGTGTTGATGGCCCACGGGGTGTCTTGGAGGGCATTGACGGCCTTGTAGACCATCGGCATGGAGACCTGCTTCAGGTCCTCCAGGTAGTTTCGGTTGCCAGTCTTGATGAGCGGGAAGCGCATCGGCTTGGTCAGGTAGCCACCACCGAACGGGCTGGTCCAGGGGCGCGGCTTGACCACCATAGGCATAGCCATAGGAGACATAAGGGCACACCGAGCGTGGCCGTTGGCGAGCCACTTGGCGGTTTCTTCAGTGGGAACCACGATGTGCGGGGTGTCATTGGCGCCACGGACGAAGGTCTGGACCTCCACAAGGCCCGTAGCTTCCTGAAACATCGAGATGAGGGCCATGCCCAAGCGCACCTTCTCTGACTTGCCCCACTTAATCGGCGTGATCTTCGCGTACTTCTGCTGAACGCGCAGGACGATGTGACGGTGGCGTTCGTCCCGTGAGTTCTCAATCTTCTTGAGGAGCTGGCGGTACAGAGCAGGCTCAGCCTTCTTGAGGTCATCGAAGTTGAGGCAGTCTTCGAGTCGATTGGCAATGTCACCAGCAACAGCACCGACCATAGACATGCTGGAGATGTGATTCATGACAACCTTGGCGGTAACAAATGCCACCAACTTGCGGTCGGGGAATTGATCCAAGAATCGCACCACGCCTACCGAACGGTTTGCCTTCCCAGACAGCCCTTCCTCGATGAATTTGTCAATGACAAGCGCAGTCGGCTCTACCGCAGCCTTAATCATCTGAAGCCCAGGCGGCATCGTATCTTCCCCCTGCTTCAGCGCTTCGTTATATCGCTTCATTCCGAGCCCGATGCTCTCTTCTTCAAGTTCAATCTGGAGAGCGTTCAGGTCGAGGGTGGAAGTGTTTGCGGTCATGATGGTATTCCCTAGTGGATGTCGGCAGCCAATAAAAACGCCTCCTGCGTCGAACGCGGGAAGCATTGAAAGTTACTTTCCTACTACGGTAAGACTATACCGCAAGTGATGCGCGAGTGGAACACTTTTACTCAAATATGTGTCCAATTCTCGCGCCACTGAACTGCCTCAACGGTACGGACTGTGACCCCATATTCAGTAGCGATGACATCCCGGGCGCGTGCGTCCATCCGGATAGCCAGAACCTTCTCCTCGTTCAAGCGTGCGCGTGGATGTGCTGAGCCTTTCGGGTGCCGTTGACGGCCCTTCGCAATCTTGTCGGCTACGTTATCCGCATTGGTCCCGATGAAGAGATGCTCCGGATTGACACAGCCGGGGTTGTCGCACTTATGCAGCACATGCCCTCCCTCAGGGATTGTCCCGTTGAAGACCCTATAGGAGAGCCGATGTGCCCCTTCGGATTTTCCTTGCACCTTTACGCGCCCATAGCCCTTCTGATTCTTACTCTTGGTCCAATTCCAGCACCCATTCTCTGGGTCAATCTCAACTCGTTCTTCGATGTAATTTTTCATGGTTGTGTATGTGTGTCTGCACCTTATGGTCACACCTGAGACATCAATCGATTATCTATAGGGTGAATCTATCCATATTGCAAATAGATGAAGGAAATCTATAGGTCATTGATTCTGTGGTCTTCCCACAATACGGAACTTAGCCTAGCAGTACCAGTACTAGGATAACTGCCAACAGGATGTCAGCGTTCGTCCTGCGAGAGTGAGGGTTAAGGCCGTATGGGAATCAGAGGGAACAACAGGAGGGAGACTTTTGGAAAGAGCTTTGGTCACAAACTTGGTCACGCGTATGCGTAAGTGGATGTGCCAGATGGGGAAACTATCGTGTAACTGCCTGATTTACAACGGGTTCAAGTCGGTCATGACATGCTCCTATGGCCGTTGCCCGAGGACGACCCATCCTGCTCGGACAGGTCACCAGACAGACACTTATTGTTTAAATTCAGAGACTTAGGCTGCTTCGCTAGAGACACCAGGAGTGCCCTTTTGGTCACTTTCAGACACACTTTGGTCACAGTTTTGGTCACACGCTGGAGCCCCAGTAGCGGCCAGAATATCAGCAACCTGACGCAGCCCCGAGGCACTCACATGGATGTACTTCTGGGTGGTCTTGAGGGACTTGTGGCCT